CATAACAGCGCCTTGTGTAACTAATTTCCAATGTCCATTAATCATTATACGTAAATTTAATACCGCATCATCAGAATTAACTGATGTCGCCATTGTTACTTCTCGACTTTCATAATCTGGAGCTGGCCAATCTGCAATAATCATTCTTCCTTCATAATCTTCACGTAACATTTCACGAAATGTTTGTTTTTGAAATACCTGATCAAAGTATCTATCATTAGGATCTTCCTTTACCCATATATCAACGACCGGTTCACCATTTTCATCTACTGGTTTTCTGCCATCAATACTACGTGCCATTTCTGGTTTTATATAATCACCTGGGTCTCTTAAAAATGGTGCTTTTGGTCGATACCCACTTCTAAATCTTATTGAATAATTCCACTCTCCATCTCTTACAGGAAGTGATCGTGCTCTAAATTCTTCAACAGGAGTAATATCATCATCGTCTTGGTCAATGTCTGCAGAACCATAATCAACATTATCTGATGTCAATCCATCAATTAATAAATCATATTCTTTTGATTGGTCACTTGTTGCTTCTTTGATTGAATCATAAGTAAGGCCAGCCTCAACTAGCATTACTTCTAATGTCTTATATGTTGGTATTGCATAAGCAACTCCATTATTAATAGAAAATACACAAAAAACTGAATATGATATATCCTCCTCTTCATCAATATTTTGTGGTCCTTCATCTATATATAAATCATGATAATCACGTACATCTACATCCGAATTAACTAAGAACAATCCAGAGTCTTTAAGTGGTTGTACTACAACTGTTGGCTCACCTTTTTCAAAATATTCCCATTCTTCATCAATTAAATCATCTAAAGCATCTTCATCAATAGTTGGGTAAGATTTAGCTAAATCATATTTTGAGTATTCATCTTTTTCTGTAGATACATCTAGTATATTTTGTGTATTTCGATCAGCCGCCGGTAAAGTCTTTTGTACAGTTTTAAATGATTCTAATGCTTGTACATGTTTAGATTCAGGAGTTAATGAATCCTTAGTATAAAATATATCATCTGGAAACTCATCTTTAAGTATTTTTAAGACAATGTTATCATTATCTATTTGATTAACAGTCTCTTCTGAGCTCAATGAATCAGTGAATCTATTATTTCCCTTTTCTTTAGCCATTTTAATTCACTACTTTAAAATAAAAGTCATCAAATGTTTGTGTATCACGTGATCTTCTACATGTTAATTTTATTTTATAATATCTTTCTGGCATGAAACTATCCATTCTTAAATCAATATAACTTCCATTTACATCACTTGATACCTTTGTTGTTGAATTACTATATATATTTTCATCTTTTATAATAACATCATTTGTTACTGAATCTATAATTTCATATGAGCTTGATACAGGAAGCCTTTCATCTGTTTTATAAAAAGATGATGTTACATATGACTTAGTTGGGAATTCTGGACGGACTCCTACTCTAAGTCTAGCAATTTCAGATCTTCTATATTCAGATTTTATATTTTTGAAATAAGGCACATATGTATCAGATGTTATATTATTTGTTTCAAGAGAATTTTTATTTTGATCATCCCAACATACTTCTAATCTTGGAACAAATATTGTATGTGACTCTCTTCCAAAGAATTGTAATTTACCTAACACTTCTCCTGATATCTCATCAGCTGAAGGGCGTTTTACTATAAATCCATTGTTAGTACTTGAACCACTCTTTATCCAATAATTAACTATATCAGTTACATCCATTCTTATATCAGGTGACTCGTTTTGAAACGATTGAGATGCTTTATAATATGATCCAGTTACCCAAGTACCACCACCAATTGAAGTTTCAGTAGTACCCATTTGTCCAACACTATGGGCTGATCCAGTTTTCCATTGATCTGCAATATCATTGCTTGAACGATAATACCATGATGCTCCATATTTTTGAATTGGAAGATCAGAATAATTTCCACCTCCATTTACCCATGATTCAGATACTGGATATGCATTTATATCATATGACTGTAATAGATCTGTTGCATTAGCTGCATATAATTTTAGGTATGCGGAGGCTGATGTGTTTTGATTTTTATTAAATGATGGAATTTCACCGCTAGTAACAGCTGTTGCAATTTTTGTAATTTCACTACCAAAGTCAATTAAGAATCTACTATTATATGTATTACCTTGTATCTTGCCTTGAAAATTTGATCCAGAAGCTATTTTTGTTAGTTCTAATATTTGATCAATACCAGTATTTTGTTCTGGATATTTTTCATATAATGTTGTATCTTTTTCTGCGTAAAATAATCTTATCATAATTTGTCCCTTAAGGTTTTACCACTCTTCCTGAAATGTCGGAGTTCAAATATTTTACTTCAAATATACTTGGGTCTAATGAAGGATAAACTATTCCATTTCTAGTAGCCGATTTAATATCATATACATTACCAGAATATCCAGCATCTGTATCAAATAAATTAATTATTTCAATTCCGGCTACACTTTGTACTCCTTCTACTGTATCTAATTCTGTTGTTAAATTTGAAATATTAAGTGCTCCATTAATTTGCATTCTATCAACATCAAAGAGTTGTTTTAATCGTTCAATGCACCTTAATATTACTTCATTACTGTTTTGATTTGGTCTAGGAATTATTTCAAAATCAATACCAATATTAATTATAAAAGCATTTTTAATATTTATTGCATCTGTCAATATTCTATGTTCAGATAAATACGTTCTTAAATTTTCTTTTGTTGCATTATTTAATTCAGTTAATTGTTTATTATTATTATATCCTAAACAATACATATTTAATGCTAATGGATTACTTACAACATCTCTTGGATAATCTTTATCAGAATTATCTAATTGAGAATCACTTATTATATATACTTTTTGTACAGATCCATATCGTGCAGGCATTGAATATGCTCTAACTATATAATCTTCCCTAGTAACTGCTCTATTTTGAGAAACAAATGCTGCAGCTGCCTCTAGTCTAATATTTTCTAGATTTGGTTGTGCTGAAGCTCCTCTTGCTGGTTCTGAATTTGTTACGGCAACTGAAGCTTTTGTACTATCTAAGTCAATTGTTGAATTATCATTTAAATAACTAACTGAATTAATTGCAGTAATTGTATTTACATTAACATTTTCTTTAAGATCTCCGCCAACTGTATATGTTACTGTTAATGTAGTATCAGATGGAACTAACCCATATGTACTAGTATATAAGAAATTACTTGGATCAATATTAGTAGATGTTGTGCGTGCTAAATAATCTAATCCTAATCCAACATTTTTTGGATTTGGAATTATTTCTTCATCTGCATCAGATGATATACCCGATCCAAATTGTAATTCTGTTTTTCCATCTCCTCTCACTCTAGTTGTAAATCTTCTAGGAGTTTTTCTTAACTTTAAAATATATGGAGTTGCTGAACGATATACTGATAGTTCAGGGTCATTAAATTTTATATTAGCAATATCTTCAAATACAGTATCTTGTGCTAAATAATCTACTTGGTACCATTCATTTCCTGCGGTATCGGTAACAGATATAATATCTAAGAATTTTTCTGTAGGTAGTATTATTTTATCAAACTGTTTTGGATTTCCAGAAAATTCAAATGTATCTATTTTTACTTCTCCTGAAACAATACTAGTATCTTTTTGTAACAAATAATATGTTACGTTACCAGAACCATCAATTGAATATGTTGATATATCTATATCTGCAGTATCATTAAAATCTACTATCTCTAGAGATCTAAATAATGTACCATCTTCGGATGCAAATGTTGATCCAGCATTTAATGTTAATGCATATCTCATATCTGGTCGAGCCGCGGCTCCTACTCCAATTGCAGGAACTAATTGAAATACATCTAACGTTGTTGTTGCGGCCGATCTCAGTTTTGGTTGATATCCAAACATCTGAGACAATGCAAATATATTTGATTGTTCTGTTGCTGTAGTAAGATTTCCTTCTCTAAATGCTTGATCTGTATAATACGATAAAACATCTCCTACATATGATGCCATCTCTATAAACATCATACCAGGTGATGATTCGTTAAAATCTTTATATGTATCTGGGAAATATACTTTTGCGAAGTTGATTAAGTTCTGTCTAAATTGGCCAAAATCTTTTCCTACATACTTTACGTCTTTTTGTACTAACGCCATATTAATATCCTCCTATCTGTGTTAATTGTGTTGTGGCTATTTCTGTAGATTCTTCTACTTCGCTAACAACAAATGTATTTTCGTCTACTAGAATATTAATTACTAAGTTTGATCCTACCTTATCAACTTTAAAACTAATACTAATCATAATATCATGTTCTAATTGTGATATTTTTATATTACCAATTGTTATATATGGTAACCAATATTCAATATCTCTTGTTAATGTATCTACTATACGACTTTCTAAGTCTGAAACATTTTGTTCAAACAACAATGCCCGCAATTCTGTTCCAAATAATGGTTGCATATATCGTTCACCTTTAGACGTCATTAATAAATTTTTAATATTACTAATAGCTTGTTCTTGTGTAGAATATGTTGATACAAATACAGATCCACCATCTTCAATTGCTGCATTATATGCAGAATCAATTGATTTTTTACCACTAGGTTTATTAAATGGTAATGAAATACCTAATGGAATTGAATTTTCTGATTTAATTGGTCTATATTGGTATACTGGTCTTCCCATTTATTAGTTTCCTTTTTTCTTGCTAATTGCAGTCATTAATGCAGAGTAATCTTTTGTCATTAAATCTACTGTCTTTGCAACATTTTTGTTTGCCATATTTACTGGTTCGCCATTTATACCTGATGTTGCTAATGGTGTTGTAGTCAATGTATTAGATCTAGAATTTGCAAATTCATCTGTCATATTTGTTTGATATGCAGCTGGTGCATCATTCATTGTACTAAAATCTGCATTTGTTGCTGTCTCATTTAGTATATCATTCAACATTGAATCTTTAACAAATTTCTTTTTCTTTGTTACAGGTCTACGAGGTGATTCAGTAATATTATGAAGATCTATTCCGTGGTCAATTACTTTTTTATGATTTACCTTAGTTTCATTTAATGCAACCTTTAATTCTTTACGTACAACTGATTGTACTTCTTCTCGTATAACTTTTCGTAATAGTTTTAAAAATGATTTTGTTTCCATAATTTATTCTTTTATATAAATATTGTTTTGCATGTATTATGCGATATTCTAAACAACCTTTC